CGGAGTTGGCACCGCTGTATCGGGGTCAATCACGCTCCGGTGAATTACGATAGGCGCGGAGAAAATCGTGTTGGTGTTTCCGCCTCGCGTGCGGACGACGCCGACGTTTAGCGTCAACTGATTCGCCGAGGTCGCCGCGAATAGCGCAACCATGCCTACGGTATTGATCGCCATCGTGCCCGTCGCTGGCGATGCGCTGGAAAGCTCGATGTAGCACACGGGTGCATTCACGCCGTCGCCGATGCCGATGTGTAGCACGTCGCCAGCAACAAACGAATCGGTAATGACTCCCGCCGTGCGCGTGAAGGTCTGCACCGATACGGCCTGCCCCTCGTCTGCCACGGAAATGTCCGGCACGCTGCCGATGCCGCCCGTTGTGCTCGCAAAAAGGCCAGCCAGCGGCTTCGTTTCGTTGATGAGAAGTGTCAGCATTGCGGTGGTCTTTTAGGGTTTGCGGGTGCGGTTGTCAAATCACGGTTTCGTCAAAAACGAGTTCTTCCGCGCTGATGTAGGTGATTTGCCCGATGGAGTTGATCGTGACTTCGCGCAGGAAAATCATCAGCTTGTTTCCGTCTTTTTTGATGCGGACGAATCCGGTTCCGTTCGTCTGAATGGAGTCGTAAGTTGGCGCGAGATTAACTGCCGACGTGTCCTTTCCTTTGCCGGTAGCAATCAAGTCCCAGTAATCCGTTTGCGCCGTGGTAACGCCGTAATCAGGCGGCATCCAGTAATTGCTAGCTGCCGTGCCGGGAAGGTCGTCAATCGGCCCCCATCGGCTCTGCGCGACGATTGGAATGTTCCCGGTGCCGAGCGTGATAGTGGCAAGCTCGTAGTATCGCGTTGCTTCGAGCGGGTCGTTCGCGGGCACCGTCGCATCCGCTTCGATGGTGCGGCTTGTAATCGTGCTCACGATGTCGCCATTTGCCTTCACGCGGCGATCCCAAGTAATTGCCGCGTAAATCTTGTCCCCGTTCGCGACAGTCAGCGTTTTAATCGGGCTGTTATTGACTGAGAAGCCCGTTGGTAGTTGTCCGAAAAGTGTGCCGTTGTAAATCTTCACCGTGTTCGCGCCGAATGCGACAATCTGAAACTCGCGCTGCGATTGCACCTGAGACGACGCGGGCACCTTCAGCCGCGTCAAGTCCACAACCCATCCGGTATTGCTCACAAGTATCTTGCCGCTGCCCCACTCCGACGATGGCAGCTTCACCTCGCCAGCGTGCCAAAGGTTCAAGTGCCCCACCACATTGAACATCCATTTCTTGTCGAGCACTCCGCCCTCAAAAGCGTTCTCAGGATTGGCTAGTTTGACGGGTTCCATATTAGGCGGAAAGCTCGGCAATCGTCGGCGTGTTCACGTAGAGCGTTTTGCGCTCGATGATGCTGCCCTTGTAAATGCTGATTTCTGAATCTTTGGAAACGAACGTGCCGGTGTTTGGCGGGATGTTCGTCATTAGCAGGAATCCGAAAAGGGACGTGATTTTCGGCGCGCGAAGTGGTTCCGGCCAGTAGGATAGAAAGTATTCGTAGAGGTAGTAGCCGGAGCACACTAGCGGCCATTCTGCGACTTCCGGCGCGGGCGGTGGTTCCGTCCAGTCATAGCCCGGCTGAGTGCTGTAAAACTGGAACGAATGGACAACGGAAGTCCCTTCCTGCCGCGTGATTGGCAGGCTGGCATACACGCGCTTGAATTTCAGCCACCCCTTGCACGCGGTGTATTCCGGCTGCTCCTCATGCACAAGGTATGCCGTGCCGAGAGTGGTCGTCACGTATTGCATGTTTTCAACTGGCGACACGAAGCCGGTGGAGTAGTTGCGCGCATTCTGGAACGGCGTGAAATTGGCGGCCAACTGGTAGCAGTCAATATGCCACTCGAAACTCTGCGTGTCGCCCCGGTCTTGGAACGGGCGCACGTAGCGGCCCGGCCCGTCAAAGGTGACGGATGAGAGCGTGCCCACCATTACTCTGTTTGGAGTGCTCATTGCGATTTGATTTGAGTGACGATTAGCGTTTGAGCTTTGAACTCGTTGACCTTTTTATCGGCTGGCACAGCGGGAGGAAGTGCGCGCTTTATGGCGTCGTCAATCGCCTTGCGCGTTGCTTCACTTCCCTTTTCGCCGGATTTTTTGTAGCTTGCACCACCGGGGAGAGCATCAAGCGGAGGAAGTCCGTGAGCTTTTCTGATTCGATTTTCAGCATCCAGCGCGGCCTTGTCCCTCGCCTCAGATTCCTTTCGGTTTTTGTCTTTTTGCGCAGCCTCGCGGATAGCAGCTTCTTTCTTTCTTCGCTCTTTGTCCTCGGCTGCTTTTTCTTTTGGAGACTTTAATAAATCTGCCGCGCGTGCCTGCAACTCGGCAAGTGCTTGTTGCTTTCTAAGTTCGTCTGCAACGTCATCCCTTCGTTCGCGGACTGCCTGCGCAATCTTTAACTCGAAATCCAAACGTGTTTTGGTGAGGTCTGCGATGATTTTCGTGTTTCCCATTTCAGACGCCATGTTCGCAGTAGCGTTATTGGCCGCGCGCTGCATCATTAGAATCTGATGCTCGATATTGTCATAAGCCATCTTTCGCTCATGCGCCTGCGCGCGAAGTTGAAGCGTGGCGATGGAATTGACGCCGTTTTGCTTTTCGGAAAGCGCGATTTGATCGGCTAGCACATTCGTTTCTGCCAGCAAGATTCTAAGCTGACTCTCTAGGGAAACGTCCGTTTTTTGATGTTGAAGCAAAAGCTCTTTTTGGTTCGCGGCGACGTTAATGATGTTTTCCGATGATGCCTTTTTCTTCTCCTCAATTTTCCCTTTTGGCTCATGGAATCGGTTATCCCATTTCTTCTTCCCTTCCTCGGAGTATTCCCCAGTTCCAGAGACTGCTGACGAGACTTCGCCGATGAGATTTGTCGCGCCAGACATAAAGCCCTGCCATTTTCCTTTAACCCACCTTCCGGCTTCTTTGGCCGCTTTCGCGTTTTCTGCCGACACCGCGCTTGCTCCCATCCTTTCTCGGATAGCACCCCCACCGCCTGAGACCGTTTCCTTTACGGCTCTGGCATTATCGCCGAAAACCTTGTTGAGTTGCGCGACGGATTGCGCCGCCTTTCCCGCGCGGTCTGCGATTTCCAAAAATGCTTGGTCGGCTTTTCCGTTGTTGATTGTTTCAATCGAAACGCCGATTTCCTGCAAGGCATCCGACGCCTCTGGGATGCCGCCCCTTGCCGCGTCAAGTGCCTGCGTGACACTGTTAATCGCGGAAGTAAATTCGCCCTTTGAAAGCGTGCCCTCGGTCGCCCTTTGTAGCTGCTGAAATGATTCCGCGCTCACGTCCGCGTGCCGTGCCGCGTCGTTTATCTCCACACCCATTTCCGCCGCCGCCTGTCCAAACTGTGCGACCTTTCGCACCGCCAGCGCGCCGCCGATGAGCTTTAGGGAACCGGCTAAGAATCCCGCTGACTTGGCAGTGTTCGCGGTTGCCTGAGACGTTTTCTGCATCTCCTGATTAAGCTCGGCCCCTTGCTTTTGCACGGCGATCATGCTGCTCGTCATCGTCGCAATGTCCTTCTTCCATTGCTCCAAACTGATACCCGCCTGCGCTGTGAAATCGTTCTTGGCCATGTTAGCTCACTTTCCGCATCGGCACGATCCACGGCGCGTCTTGCTGGCAAGCTGCCGGAATCGCGAGGTTGATTTTCTGAATCGGTTCACTGCACAGCTTATACCCCTCCGCACACTTCGCGTCAACAAATGCGTCCATCTCCGCGTCGAAGTCTTTCACGATGGAAAGCTCGAAGTGCTCAATCTCGGACAGAAACTTGGAAATGAGCGGCGACGAGCGGCGATTTTGCATCGTGCATCCTCGCGCGTCGTCTGCCGCTTTGATCAACTGGTAGAGAACGCGCAGCGGAGTATCCAGAACGCGCTCTAGGTGCCATCCTGCGCCGGGATACGCCGTGTTCAGCGAACAGTAGAGGCCCGCCGTGCTGCCGTAGAATGACACGCCTTCGCGCCCCGGCCCCGCGTCTAGGAATGCGCGGTCGAGGTATTCGTCAATTCCCTCGCGTGCTTCGTCCACGTCGAGGTTCAGAATGGCCGCGAGAAACGCCCGCCGCCGCTCATCGTCGCCAAACGCGAAATCCTTTGTGACATACCAAAGGAAATCAGGAATGGACGCAATCGGGCACTCGCCGCCGCAAACGAACGGGTTGCCCATTGCGCGCAGCCATTCCAAACGGCGAGGCGTCAGCGGCTCAACTTGCACGCCCGCGATTAGCTCTGGCAAGCCAAGCATCGCCACGGCGCGGTCTTTCCGCTCGCTGTCTAGCGCGTCCGCATGTTCGTCGAGTGTGGCGTCCGACACATGATTAGAGGCTTGAGGTCGAGACGTTGCCAGCGCCGCCAGTGGCTTGCTCGGCTTCGATGGACGCCGTGCGGATTTTGGTCTCCGTGGTTTTCGCGACGATGGCTTTCAGCACGACAAACGTGACGGCGCTCGCCTCGTTTTCAACGGTGCGCGTGAAGGTCGAGCCGAACGTCGGCGGAAGCGTGCTGCTGCTGGTAAGCTGCCACTCGGCCTTGTATTGGTAGAGGCCTTTTTGATGCAACGCCTGATTCGGGTTGCCGTATTGGTCTTTGTTGTGGTCACTCGTAATCTCAGGAGTAATTTCCTCCGTATTGACGTTGTAGGTGACGCTTTCGCTGGTGGTAACAGGAGCGACGCCGGAGCCGGGTGCGAGGACAAGAACGCGATTAGGTGATGGCATAATGTTGGGTTAGTTGAGTGTGGTTAGTGCTGCGGGATTTATGACGAGAATAAAAGTGATTGCGAGCGCCGTGTTGTCGAGGTTTTCCGTGTCCTGCTCCGAGTTGTCGCTTTCAGCCGGTTTGACTTGTGTGACGAGGCACGGAAGCGCCGCGCTGTTGCCCGCAAGCTGGTCGTTCTGGTATTGCAACAGATAGAACTCATTCAGGCGTTGCGCGACTTTGCCGACTAGCGTGTTGTGCGAGCCGCTGGTCGCCTCGGTCGTCCTGTTCGTGGTCACGACAAGCTCGGCCCGGCATTCGTATGCGGAATGGACGAAATACGGCTCAACTCCAATGGCGAGCCGCTGTTCTTGAAACTGTGCGCCCACGGTAACCGCGCACGAAATGCGCGGGCTTTCGTTCGTGTCAATCTGCCGTGAGCCGTAAACGTTCGGGCAAACAGATTCCAGCGCGCCGATGAGCACGGCCTCGGCGTTTTCTTCAAGCTGGAGGATTTCGGAAAGTTCCATGTGATTAGCTCCTCGCGATTGCAGCGACAACGCGCTTCATTTTGCGCTCGCAGGCGCGGTTGAAAACAGGGAACTGCGCCGCCATGATGGGCGTCAAGATGCCCTGCCCGGTGAAGGGCTTGTATTTGCGCTCTGGCGCGTCCAAGAACGGCACGCTGATGCTCGCCGTGAGCTTGGTCTGTCCGCCGTGCCATTGCCCGCGCCCTTGCGGAATGTCAGGCTCGTTGTGGTTGCGCGTGGTTGCCGAGAGGACTGCCGCCGACGCGGTCACATTCACGCCGAGCGAATATCCGACCTGAACCCATTGAAGCTGGAACAGGAAACGCGCGGGCGCGCGGTCTGCCAAGAATTGCGCCTTTGTAACGCCCTGCCCGCCTCCCCTTGCCCTCCACTTGGCATATTGGCTGTTGGGCTTGCCGACTTGATTCTCGCGGATTGTGGCGAGGTCGCGCACGGGAGTCGCGGCCTTGGCTTTGTTGAGCGAGGGACGGAGGAAGTAATTGCTGATTTCCGGCTTGAATATGCGCGCGGGAATAGCCGCAAGCTCGCGCTGCTTGCGACGAATCCCTGACATGTCCATTTTGAAGCCGGAGTTTCTCATTGTTTGAGGTTGCAAATCAGCCGCACGATTGAATCATCCTTATCCGGCTGGAAGTTTGCGACTTGAAATGCCAGCGTCGTCCGCCCCTCGCCGAAGGTGGAGGCGTAGGGCGTGGCAAATTCGATTGTGTCCCTGAGTTTGATGCCAGCCGTTGACCGGTCGCTTTCGAGTATCTGGAATGAAAACGTCACCTTGGCGTCGTAAGTGTTGGGGTTGATCGTCTTGAACAAATCCAGCGGCGGGGCGATGCACGCAATGGTCGCGCCGTTATACGTGATGGAATCGGGGAAGATTGCCAGCAACGCCGTGTTCAGCGCGGCCATTGAAGCGGCCCAGCTCATGCGTTAGGGCTTCGCTACTGCGTCGCCGGTGATGCTCAGTCGCATCGTGGTTGCCGTGATCGCCTGTCCAATCGGGACAAGCCATTCACCGCTTGCCACGTCCGCCACGGTCTCAGTGATTGCCCCAGCCGTTGGCGAAAGGTAAATCACCGACGCAACCGTCATCGTGCATCCCGGCGTGAGCGAACTATCGCCGCTCACGAAGAAAAACGGTTGTCCCGGCCCTGCGCCGCCGAGCGCCATTCCAGCGGGCACCTTGACGGCGGAAACATTCGCGTCGGCGAGCTTGTAGGTGTTAGTCGCCGAGTCGAGTGATACCATGTTACCGGCAACAATGGTGACGCCAGCAGCGGCGATGCCGGTGCCAATGACGCCGTTGACGGAGCGAAGAACGGAAGCGGGAGTTTGTGAGAGTGCAGCCATTTTAGTAAGTAGGAAAAGGAAAGACGCCGCGCCGCAATGAAACAGCGCGGCGTCTTAGGTTGATTGTGCGTGGGTTAGAAGCGGAGCGTGTAGGTGATGGACGTTGCCGTGAGCGTGTCCGTAGCGCCGCACGTCTGCGAAAACGCGATGTAGCGGCGGGTGTTGGGAGGCAGGCGGAAGCGGCAGAGAACCGCAACGCTGCCAGTGCTAACAACGCCGAGAACCTTCACCTGCGTCATCGGGACAACCTCAGCAAAGCTGGAATTGTCCGCGCTGTCGTGGAGCGTGATCGTCGTGTTGTTCGCGGTGACGTGGAGCGCCATTGCTGGCACGCTGATTTCGACTTCCAACTCTTCCGGCTTGAACCCGACATTGCCGAGGTCGAAGGAGTCAGAGACATTGGTTGCCGATGCGGCGGGGAGCGCCTTAGACGTGGTAAAAACCGCGTCTTGAATATTACGTCCGAATTCGTTAGCCATATTGGTTGGTTGGTTGGTTGGTTGAGATTAGGCGATTGCTTCCGTGCTCAGGATCGAGTCCGTGCAGATAATCGGGATGCCGTCATAGCTGTCGGGAATCGGCGCGAGCAGTTCCTGATTCGGGCGGGTCGTGCCCTGTCCGAACAGAGTAACCGTGCGCGACGCCTGCAACTGCTGGCGCGAGCGGCGATTCATGAAGAAGTGCGTCGGCTTCACGCCAATCGGGAACTTCTGGATGAGCTGCGAAAGCAGCGAGTCGGTGAGCGTCTTTCCGCTCTGCGCGGTCAGATTCTTAATCTGGCCGACTGCGAACTTGGAATAAAACGCCGCGCCCACCCAACCTTCCAGCGAGTTTTTCCACGCAGTCAGTTCTTTCGAGCTGCGCGTGATGGTCTGCTTGCGCCATTCGCCGACTTCGAGAACGGTGTTCTTGCCGAAGATAAGCTCGAAAAACTTAGGCATCGCGCAGATAGCCCACACGGAGCTTCCGGTGTCAGACGTGCTGCCAGTGGCGTCGAGAACGAGGTCGGAATCCACGACTTCCTTCGCGCCGGGGAATCCCTTGGCGTCGCCGTTCGTGCCGCGTCCATACCAGACTTGCGGCCCGATGTCGAGCATGTAGCCGCGCGCCGCGCCGTCCGCTTCCATCGCTAGTGCGTGCTCAGGCCCATTCTCGTCGGCGCTGGCGATAGCAGCGTCCATTTCAAGTTGCAGGTCGTAGTAGAACGTCTCGTGAGTCCGGTTGAGGTAGGTGCTCTTGACCGGCTCAACGCCTTCGTTCGCGGAGCGGAATGCGCCGGAAGGATAAGCGGTGCGGACGAGCGATTTAAAGGACGTGCCGGAAACTTGACGCGCGGGAAGGATTGCAGCTTCCGGTGCGGCGTTCAGGTTTTCCTCGATAAGTCCAACGGTCTGATCGGAGCCGTTGACCTTCGCGAGGTCGAGCATGGTGAGGTAGGAATATGCCATTTTTGTGGGTGGTTAGTTTTTCTGTTTTTCGAGTTGTGCGGTGATTGCTGCTTTGACTTTTTGCATACCGAAAAGCGCGGTTTCGGCCTTGGATTTTTCAGCGGGAACTTTGACGCTTCCGAGTTCCGCGATGATTTGCGCCTTGGCTTCGATGAGCAAATCAGCCTTGGATTTCTCCTGCGCCTTCGTGAAGTCGGCAAGCTGCGCGGTTAGGCGAGCCTCGAACTTCTTTTCCAGCGCGGCCATAGCTGCGACGGCTCCGGCGTCATCGTTCGGGGTTTCCACGACTTCCGTGACTTCGGTTTCATCTTCGGGCTTGTCAGCCTTTTCGATGGATTTGAGCATCGCCTTTACTGCGGCGAGCGTGTGCGGGTCGGCCTGACAAGCCGTGCTCAACTTAGAGAGCAGGTCGTCAACATTAGGTGTGGTGGTTTCGTCCATAGGTGAGGTAGTTAAATCGGCTGCGAGAAGTGCAGTGACACCCGCGCCCTTTTCCACAAGGTCAGCGGCTTGAAAATCCTGCGGGATGCAAAGCGGGTCATCAGGAAGAAACGAATAAACCGCCGAGAGCATGAAATTCTCAGGGTCATTCTCCGCGTGCCAAAGCGCCGTCTCGCGAGTTGCGCCGGGAGCAAGATGCAAATCAGCGCGGAGGTTTTTGGAATCGTCGCGGTAAAATCCTTTCAGCGCGCCAGCCTTCGTCACAAGCCCGTCCTGTTCCTTGGACGTGTGAGAGTGCGTCATGTGAACCGGGATGCTGCGATTGCCCGCGTGGTTCATCAAAGCGGCGAGGTGAGCATCGTCGAGCGTTACAGCCCTATGCGTTTTCGTGCCGTCGTCCCTGCGGGCGGAAAACTGCGCCAGCTTGCCAAGCTCCATGACATATACGCCGCGAATGATTCCAGCGGCACGGTCATCCGCCGTGATTTCCGGTTTACGAAAAGTTGCTTGAAAGGTTGCGAGCACGGCGCATGTCTAGCGCGGCCATGCTATGACGTAAAGCGGCGACGCTTAACGCGTTATCTTTTCGCGGGAAGCGCCGAGAGAAACGCCACCGCGCGCTGCACTAGGCTTGCGCTTTGCCTGCGCCCGTTTTCCACGTAGGACAAATGCACTGGATGAACGCCTAGCTCCCCGGCTAGCTCCTTTGCGCGCACGTCCCGCGATGCGCGGAGCCTTGCAATCTGCGTGTGCGGGATAGGCTTCATTTCGCTTTCTCTGCAACGTATTCCGTGCGCTTCCGCGCCGCTTCATGCTGCGGCGAATCTTGCCCGTGCTCATCGGCGGCAATGTCCTCTCCGCGCAGCGCGTGCTGGATGGTTTTCGTGTGCATCTTCGTCTCCGCAATCTTCGCGCCGAGTTCGCTCACGGTCTTTTTCAAGTCGTCATTTGCCGTGCCGGTTCCGGCTTTGAGTTGCTCCACAAGCTGCGAGTGCAATTCCGAGACGCGGGCGTTTGTGTCCGCGAGCTTCTTTGCTCCTTCCGCATTTTTCGCGCGCAAGGCTTCCAGCTTTTTCCGCATGTCGTGCGTTTTCTTTTCGCCCTTGGACATTTGTGAAACCGGCTTTTGCTTTCCGTCCGCGCCCGCGCCCATTTCTTCAGCCTTTCCGCCTCCGCCTCCGCCTCCGCCCCCGCCACTTCCAAACTTGCCATCATCGGCGCGGGGATGCTTGCCCTCGTCAAACGCCAGTGCCGCCGTAGCGTTCGCAGGAGCCTCGCCTTGCGGTTTGTTCGCATCGGGCGCGGGTTCCGGTTGCTGTGCGGGGTTTGCCGTGTCCTGCGCGATGTTCAGGTCTGCCACGGTGGGCTTGTATCCGCGCCGCACAAGCTCGCGGTTCGCGTCCTGCGTTGCAATTTCGATGGCGATAGCTTCCTGTGTGCCGCGCGCAAGCACGTCCTCGAACGTGCCGTCGCCATTCTTGGCGATGATTGCCGTGCGCGTCGTGAGGCCCGCGCGCATGGCTTCCACGTCGCTCTTGTCATCGCGGAATGCGTCTGCCGTGGGCAATGAAGGCCAGTGCCAGTGCCCGTTGAGCACGCCAGCGCGAGCGGGGAGCTTTTTGCGCGCGATGCCGTCCATCAGGAAAAGGTAGGCCATCTTTTCCAAGCGCGGAAGATACACGTCGTTGCGAAGGCGCATGATTTCCCGCCCTGCGCGGCTCATGTCGAAGCGCGTAGGAGCGCCGCCGCCGTCGCGCGCGGAAATCAAAAACGCCTTGGGGAAGCCGAGCGAGAGGCATGTGCGCTCGTCGCTGTAATCTAATCCCTGCAAAAGCGCGGGGCCGGGAGCCTCGCTTTTCATAAACTGATATGAGTCGCCGTCGCTGAATTGGTATTTCACCACTGCACCGTCCGCCATCTTTTCCGTGTAGGTGATGGTGCCGTCCGAGTTCGCGGTCGTCTCGTAGTCCAGCGGGTCGGGCGAGCCGCTGGCGTTGCTGGCGATGGCTGCGATCTTCGATTGAATCGCCATGCTGTCCATCCCGCTTTGCCAGATTTTATTCCGCTTCTGGATGCTCTGGATTGCAGGCGCAAACTTGGTGACTCCGCGATGCCCGTCGAACAGATTGTCTTGGAAGAAAATGACGTTGCACGCCGGGACGATTTGCGGGTTGAGGTAGGTCTGATTGTATCCGCGCTCGTAAATCTTGAACGCTTCATTCATCCCGTTCGGCGCGAGGAAAATTCCGGCGATGTAGCGCACACTCGGCGCGGGAGGTTGCACGAATGCCTCGGCACCGTAGCTGGCAGGATTTACGAAACGGTAAAGCTCGCCAATTTGATCGGCGCACCGAACAATGAATCGAAGCTGCGTTTCGTCGTCATACCGCTCCAGAATCGAATCACCGCGCACTGGCATTTCAACGTGTGCGGCGCACGAAAAAGCGGAAAGCGCGGACTGGTTAATGCCGCCGCGCTTCATCACCTCGCGCATGTATTGGTTCACTTCGCTGTCAAGCGCCGGGTCGCCGGTCTGCGCGAGGTAGCCAATCGGCTGGCAGTATTGTTTCAGCGAATAGCAAACGGAAACCCAGTCGCTGTTCTTCACTAGGTCCTCGGCCTGCCACATGAGCGTCACGCGCTGCTGCTGCGCGTATGCCGAGTTGGGGTTCGTGCCGATGCGATTCGACATCATCCGTGTCTTGTCGGGCATCGCGCCGTCATAGCTCGCCATCGAAGCGAGCGCGAGGCCGCTGCGCGTTGACCGTTCAAGTGTTGCCGTGTGTTTCTGGTATCGGTTGCGCTTGCTCATTTGTATCCGCTTAAATCCATGTTCACTTTCTTCGTCGTCATAATGCCCGCCCGAAAATCCATTTCCGCGTTGATCTCATGCAGCCTCAACTTGGCATCCGTGATCGCCTTTGTGCCGCTCTTTGCGCCGCCTCCAACGGACTGCCAGCACTCCTCCAGTTCCGCCTTGGCTTTCGCAAACGCAGCCGCCAAATCGGGCGTGGAATAATGGCGGTAAAGGCGTTGCGGAGATGGCATGGTTTGCCGTGTATTTACACGGTCGCGGGAGGCGTGTCAATCTCGGATTCTTTGCCGAGCGGGAAGAAGCCGCTGCGAATGGCGATGACGAGTGCCATCACCTCCAAATCCCAATAGTGATCCTCGCGGATTTTCTTCCACACGATTTTCTTCACCGTCGCCGTTTTCTTGTCCGGCTCGATCAACGGCATGAAGCCCGGCATGTTTTTCACGTAGCACTCCGGCATGTCCTGCGCGATGCCGAAATAGCGACCCGAAGTGCCCGTGATGAGCGCGTAAAGGTATCCGTAGAGTTCTGGATTGTGCGACGTAATGCAATACGCCCACCCATCCGGCAAACGCCCCGCCTTGACCTTGCGTGCGCTTTTTGGCAGTGCCTCGCCGACAACGCCGGATTGCGGCTCCGGCTGCGAATACGGCATTGGATGGGTGACGCTCATCGCGTCCGCGCCGATGCCCTGCCTGACGGCGTGGAACTGCTGGAGGTCGCTCCCCTTGAACGCATACCATCCGAATTGCCCGCACTCGCGAAACGTGCGGCGGGGTTCGTGCCCGCTGTCGATGATGACGTGCGAATTTTTGCCGGGCTTGCCTTCGCTCACGCCAAACTCCGCCGCCATTTCGTGCAACTGCGCTGCCGTGTCTATTCGCCGGTAGCACACGCGGCGCGAGTTGCCCTGCCGATCCCACTCAGTGACGAGCGCGTGCCGGTGCGCGGGTTCGCCTGCCTTGCCCGCCTGCGGGTCGCAGGATAGGACACGCAATGTCTCACCCCCCGGTTGCCACGGGTCGCCGAGCCGGTAGTCACGATTGCCTTTGGCGTCGCCGAAATCTGGCAGGCGCGGCACGTAGATTTTGCAGAGGCGTTTTTTCTCGAAATCTTCCCACGGCTTCAAATTGCCGAGCTTCGCGGCTTCCATCGCGCTGTTGCTCTCAATGAGCATTTCCCGCCATGAAATCCAGTGCGCGGCGAACACACTCCATCGGAAGCTGCGCGTCTCTGGCGGTGCCGTTGGATTCTGCGCGACGTAATCGCCGTCCTTATTCAGTGCGTAACGGTCGCGCGCGGTGTCGTTTGAAATATGGTCGCAATGTGGACACATAAAAACGACGCTATCGCGCATCGAATCGAAACCAAAAACTTTCACGCCGTTGTAATGTTTCCCGGAATCTTCGCCCCATAGCGGCCACACTAGCCGCTCGCATTTCGGGCAGCGGAAGTTCCATTCGTCCTGTTGCCCGGCAAGGTAGAACGTCGCAACCTCTCGCCCTTCATCCGGTGCGGTCGTGATATGCGTGCCCTGCCTGTCCCATCGCCCGCCCATGCGCTTTTCAAATTCGATGAGCCTTCCGTCTGGGTAGCTTTCCAGATGGCTCTCATCGGTTTGGCAGTAACGCACCTGCACGGACTGCGCGGATGAAATGCCGGGGCCGGTGATTTGCAGGAACTTCGTGCGGAAAAGCACAAGGTCGTTGGTCATCGCGTATTTGTCGCGAGATAGCAGCCGCATGGCGTCGGGGTTTGAGCGTATCCATTCCTTCCCGCGCGTCTTTGCCCACGTCGCCGCGTCGTCATCGGTCTGGCAGACAATCATCTGATCGCCCACGTCACACACGATGCGTTTCAAGTTGATGATTTGCCCGGCGACGGTGCCCATGCAGCTTGACGCCTTGAAAATGACTAGCCGCTTGCATGAAATGTCATCCGCCGCCTCAAAGGGCTTTCTGAGAAAAGGATAGTATTCATCGCGAAACGGCCCGGTGATTGGCGATGATTTATTGAAGGCGATGTGCCTCCTTGCAAAATCCAAGGTTTTCACGCCATCGCCCTCCGAATTACATCTGCTTTAGGGATGCGCCATTTCTTTGCCATCTGTCGCACGTAGTTCTGCGACTTCCCCAAGAATGAATCCCATTGCGCTTGCGTTTTTGTCAATCCGTCAACCGTAATCCAAACCGTGCTTCGTTTATTGCTGTTTTGTTCCGAGTAAGTGGACCACTTCAAATTTCCGGGAATGTATCCCTTACTATTGTCTATTCTGTCAAGTGAAAGACGACGACTCGATACAGGTTTTGCAGGGATGGAATCCCGAAACAATTCAAAGCTGTCAATCCATTCCGAGTGCATTGCAATTCCGCGCCCTCCGTAGTTCGGATATTCCTTCGTGTTTTTGTTGTAGCATCTGTTTTTTATTCCGCGCCAAAGAAACCAAATCGGGGTTTTGCTTTCTCCGTGGGTGGTAACTGCCTTACGTTGCTGCTCCAATTTGAAACATCCGCACGAAACAACTTCTCCACCTGTCAGTTTTCCGCCCCTCACAATTTTTACTTTCCCGCAGTCACACACGCATTTCCAATGATGCTTTCCGCGTGAATCCAAATGAGAATGCGACTCCACGCGCAATCGGAAAAACAGGCGTCCAGTTAAATCAGTAAGGTGTCTAGGCATCTCTAGAGTTTGACTATCAAAATCCTAATTGCAAGACCTTTTGTCGAAGCGGATTTGCGCGCGGGCGAAGTCGAGCGTTTTCATGCGATTAAATTTGCGCGACGATGCTCAAAGCATTCTCGTCCGCTGTATTGAGTCGGGAATGCTCGCGTTACCTTGTCGAGCTTTGTGCAATGGCCATCGAAGTATTTCCCCGCGCCAAGGTGCAGCGTGCCGCCTTTCGGAAAAAGAGCAGGGATTTTGTCCACAATTGCCCCCCGCTTGAAGTGCGCGCAGTCATTGCAGTCGGCGTCAATCGTCTGCATTGCGATGATGTCCTGCGGTGTCAATTTCGCGTCAAATGCGTGCCACTCCTTGGCTTCGTCCGCTGTCATTTCGCGGGGCTGCTGCGTGCTCCAATACCTTTTCATACGGTCAACCATTTCGGCAACACACCGTCTGCCTTCGCGCTCGCCAGCGCCCCGTCCTTCGCGGCCCGCCAGTTGTCAGCGGACGCGCGGTGAAAAGCCTCTGGCGAGTCGCACAGCGCGGCGGATTGGGCATCGGCAATGATTCGCTGTTCGAGGGCGAGGTCAATCGTGAGCATCAACTGCGCAAAGATTTCGCGCGCTTCCTCCACGCTGATCTTTTCGCCATCCTTCCGCTCAGTAGCGACGCCCTTGTCATAATTCAAAAGTGCTTTTGCCGTCTTGTTAAAATTGTCGCGCGCATTAAAAAGCTCAGCCTCTGCGCGGGCGATTGCGCTTTTGTTGTCCTGTGTCTCCTTCGCGTTTGGGGACAGCATGTAAAGCTCCGCGAGCCTTGCCTCCGCGTCGTCCTCTTGTTCTGCAAATTTTGCGGCTGACGATTGCAATCTCTTTAAAACCGCAGGAGCGGCCATTTCCTGTAATGGCGCGGACGTGTCTTTTTTGTTCTTCATTTTACATGCGCCCAAGTGTGCCCAAGAACCGCATGGCGGGCGTTAGGCGGATTCACGCCGTATCTGCGTGAAAGCTCAGAGAAATCAACGCCTTCATCAAAATATAGCCTTCGCATTTCTTTCACTTTTTCATCGTTTAGCTTTGCCCTATGACACCCAATTCCCCTGCGTAGTCTTTCTGGATAAAGTCGCGCAGCATTCTTGTCTCCGCGCGCCGCAACCCGAATCATAACTTTGCTGTGTGATTCACCGCATGACCCTCTCTTTTTTACAACTCGGTCTTTATTGTTTTCGTCAAGTGTTCCTAAAAAAAGGTGGTTTGGATTTACGCATTTCGGATTGTCGCATTTGTGGCATACAAAAAGCGACTTTGGGTTTCCAAAGTGAATCGCCCATGAAAAACGATGCGGAAGAATAGTGCTTCTACCAATGCTCATTTGCCCGTAGCCAGACTTGTAAAAAGAGCCTTGCCAAATCCAGCACCCATCTGACTTTTTCACGCGCCGCCAAAATCTTGCACAATCGTCTGCTGATATTGTTGAGAGCTTTTCTGGATTTGGATTCATTCGAGATGATTGCACGCTCGCGTTTGATTGTCAAACACTATTTCTCGGCGAGTTCCTGCACGGCATCCGGCGCGGCATCGGGTTTGCGTTTAGCGGCCATTTTCGTGGGTTTCGTGAATTATCGTAGGGGCTTCTTCTGCCATTAGTTGAACCTCGATGCGTTTCGCGCTATCCCTCGCCTGCTCAAGTGAGGGATACCTTTGCGGCTCGCTTCCGTAAGGGTTCATATGGTCACGCCAAAACCACGTGCGCTTGTATTGCACGTAAAAATACGGCCCTTGTTGAATGATTCGCGTTTTCATTGTTCAAGTAGGTGTTTTGAATCTTTCATTTTCAACGCCACAACTGCGATTTCATCGGCGCGAATCGGTCGCACGTCTGGAATTTTCACGTTGGCAATCGCCCATGCGATTCCCTCGGCTTCGCCCCCAATTATCGTGCGCCCCTGCGCGCTGTCGTGCATTGGTAAAATGGTAACCATCCCGCCATCGCTGTCAACGTAAACGCCAACGTGTTTAGTGCTATTCGGTTCCGTCATAATTCGAGCAGGTGTTTCAGTAATTTCGGCCCGCTGGTCGTGCCCTTGCGCGCGAGCCAAGCGGCGTGCAACTCCGGCGAGAGGCGCATACACAGCGCCACGGGGCGCGGCTTGCGCTTGCGGCCTGAGCCGGGACGTTTGCCGCCGCGTGTCATTTTGCTCCCCCTGCGGCAATCATGGCGTCGGCCTGCTGGTATGCGAGCCGTGCAAGCTCTCGGTGCATCAACTCCTCCGCGCCGTTTGCGATAGTGTCCTCGCGACTCAGCAGCGCGGCCATTGCAGCGGTGGCGATGTAGGTGCGAACGCTCATGCCGGTTGCGTGGAGGTCTGGGAATGCCTGCCCGCCGTTGTTGATTGGAGTGCTCATTTGCAAATCAGCGCAACGTGCGCCGCGCGGCTTTCGTCGAGGTATGCGCCAATCTTGGCGGACAGCGCAGAGTCGTGCATGTCAGCGGCACCGCGCAGATGGCATAGCACTTCGCGGGCGGTGTAGAGTTCGCCAGACGCCGAGCGGCGGGACATGGCGTCAATCAGGGTGGCGATGATAAGGGAGTCGGATGTCATGGCTGGAGTGCGTGCGAGGGTGTAGGGTGAAGGCGCATCCTGTTCACGGATGGCAAAAAGATGCTCGCGCTGTTCGCGGGGTGTCATTGTGAGGCTCATGGCTGGAAGTGGCGAGGGATTAGGCGACTGAATACATGACGGGGCGCGTGCCGTGCTTTTCGGCCCATGCCGCAAGCTGGTTGTCGATGGCGGCGCGATACGTGGCGTGCTCGCGCGATGCCTTGCGATATTTCAGAATGACGAGGCGAGCTTTTTCAAACGCATAGCCGAACTGCGCCGTGAGAGAGACGATTTCCTGCCGTGTGTGTTTTGGTGATGCGAATTTCATTTGTTTGTCGGGTTGTTGCCGCTCGGCGTGGTGCCTTGCGTTGGAGACAAGCTAGGCCCGCCCTTGAAAGCGCGCAAGCATTTTTTCAAAGTATTTTCAGCCGCGCGTAAAGCGTTGAGTTGCGGGGCAGCTACGCCGCGCGATGAAACACCGCTTGCACGATTTCAGTGCGCGCCCTTGCCTGATGGCGGGGCGGGCAGAATCCCCCGGCGTGACTGAGGCGTGACTGAAACGTGACTGAGGCGTGATTGAGGCGTGACTGAGGCGTGACTGAGGCGTGACGGGAGCGTGACTGTGCGTGACTGTGCGTGACATTCGCTCACCGCGTTCCGGTTTTCCGCACGCGGATAAACCGTAGTCGAAAAAAGCCGCTACGGTGAAAATTCGCTACGGTGAAAATCCGTCTTGACTGCGTAAGATTACAGTAATATTGTGCGGCTTACATGTATGCCAAACTGTTCGCCTCTCTCTATCAGGGCACGCTCCGAGGCCGCGCCCATGAAATCCTCGTCTTCACGAACCTGCTTGCCCACACGGGCAAAGACGGCACGGTGGACAAGCACTTCCGCGCCATCGCGGACGAAACCGGACTGACACTGGACGAAGTGAAAGCGGCCATCGCTGTCCTCGAAGCGGCAGACCCCGAAAGCCGTTCCCAAGACGAAGAAGGCGCGAGAATCGTGCGGATGGACGAACATCGCGCGTGGGGCTGGCGTGTCGTGAATCACGGAAAATACCGGGCGATTCGTTCCGAGGAGGACAGGGCCGAGCAAAATCGGCTCGCGCAGCAACGGTTCCGAGAGAAGCAAGCGGCTGATTACAGTAAGCAAAGTAAGCCGAGGGTAAGCGTGGTAAGCCCATGCAGAGGCAAGAAGCAGATGCAACAGGCAGATGCAAGAAGCATGTCTAAAGAGACTAAAGAGACTCCGGCTTTCGCCGCAGTGGTTTGTTTGAAAAGCGAAGAAATTCCGGCAGAATCGAAGCCGGACACGCGCACGAAAAACGCCAAGCTCGCCGCATTGAAGGTGCCGGACTTCCCGTCTGAGCGCGAGTTTGACGCGTTCGTGTCGGATGAATTCCTCGACAACATCGGCACCTACAAGGGCGGACTCTACCAAGACCTGTGCGCGCGGAAGTGGCACGAATGGAACGAACCGCTCGCCAAGTGGGTGCCTGTGCGCGACTGGAAAAGCTACGTCACCGCGCTGGACGGCACTATTGATGCCGCAAACACGAACCGGTGAACCCCCCTAAAAATAAAAATAAAAACTGTTGACGTGCGGACGCAGCCCGCTAGATTCGACCCATGAAACAGCACCTGTCCCTCTCACAAATCGAAGCCTTTTTCCAAGACGGAATCATTTCCGAGTTTGAATTTCTCGACCTTTTGAAGCGATACATCGCCCGCCGCGAAAAAGCCAAAAAGTAGGCAATCACCCTATGATCGAAATGTCCAGAGAACAGGCAGAGGCGGCGGCGGGAAAGCTCCCGCTGCCCTCGTTTGAATCGCAAGAGGACGAAATCTGGAACTGCCAGCAATGGGCCGCGCGGCGATCAAAGGGCGTCGCCTGCATCGTGCTTGGGCTTTCCAAGAATCATCTCAAAACCGAATGGCGGAAGGAAAAACAAATCCTGCTGGAATCAAAACGCTTCCAGCAATGGTGCGAAACGACGTGCGCGCGGTGGGACATTCATCGCGGGAAATTTATGGTAATGAACCCCACCCCATGCCCACGCACTTGACGCGACCGATGCGCGGCTGCCGTCTGCGGGACTGCGGCGCGCCTGACTGCCCTACGTGCATGGGTGCCGAGGCCGCTAGGCTCTACCGGGAGCAGCAGGCCTGCGACCATGAGGAG